AGGGTTCTCTGATAATCAGCAATATAAATGCCTCTGGTAATAGTAGTATCCGAATCAGAGTCAACGGTAAACATCTGTCCCTTATAGATAACTTCGTCTGCTGTCATATCGTCAACGTGGATGGAAGTTAGTCCCGCAGCATAGCCAGCGCCTAAATCTATCTTACCGAGAAATCCAGTTAGGCGGGATAGAGAATGTTGCAAGGTGAAGTAAATCCATACCTCGTCAGCAGCATCAGACGCTTTGGTATTCGGGGGTTCGCTGCCAACTTTCAGCCGTATGATATTATTTTCCTGCAACTCCCATTGTCCAGGATTAAGATAAGAAGGCGGGTCTTGGAGTATCGGGTATTCTATCTTGTCAATATATAGAAAGTCAAAGGCTCTTGTGCCTAGTGCTCCAGGCTTTGCTTGTGGTGCATTGATATTGATTTCCTTGCTATCGGTGCATCCCTGATTAAACATCTGATAGCTTTCGCCAGAGGCCATGATGTTCTTGGATAGTGTCAGGGTAGTCTCATCAACATAAGCAGTAACTACTGCCCACGTTCTATCTGTAGAGTTGTAAATCCACTTGCCTACATCGGTTGAAAGGAACTGGTCATTGGTAGCATCCACCAAATTATTGGCAAGAGTAGATGTTGCAGTACCAACTCTCGATTCCAAGTTGAACTCACACCGATAGATATAAGGATGGTACTGAGAAATTTCTCTCAACCCCTCTGCGATAAACAGTTCAATTTCGGCATCAGAAAAAACAGCATTAGAAGCATCTTGCAGTTTGCTGGAAATTAAATTCACCATCGTTGCATAAGTTTCTGGATAAGCCATAATTTCACCTCTTTACTGATAACTCATTCGCCACACTTCACACTCCAAATAAATGTCTTGTTTGCTGGTAAAAACTAAGATGCTGACCTACTGTCCATACTGCACCGATTATGGTATGTAAAGCAGTCTGACCATCTAGGTCATTTGTCAAATTATCATCAATGCCTATCTTTAGTGTTCTGGCGGATGTTAATGGATTAATGTGAGTTCCGCTACCTGCTGTGCTATCAACACCGTTTATGTAGACTTTGCACGCTGCCCCATCTCTGGTAAAGCCAAGACAGAGCCAGCTACCTGTTGTTACTGTCCCTGCTGCACTATAGGACTGCTGGTTTGCTCCAGCTTGAGAAGTATTTATTTCTAGGTAGCCACCAGTTTCAACATCAAAATACCAACCATCAGTTATTAAAAGACCCCTACAGATTAAATAGTTATGCGCTCCTATAGCGTCAAATTGTACCCAGATAACACCAGAGAAAGCCCCGGTAGTGAAGTTACACTGGGGGCAAGTAGCTTCTATGTAATCATCATCACCATCATGGTCTATCACCCACAGCCCTTGAGGATTCTGCGCCCAAGTAGCACCTATTATAGTGCCATCAGTGCCATTACCGCTTCTGTCCCTGATAGTCGCACTATAGGCATCATCCTGCCCAGGCAACCATAAAACACTGTTTGCTGGTATTGGCAATAAATTAAAAGGTTTAGTACATCTCGAAGCTAGACTTAGCATTTCGTTTCCCCCTTCCAAAGTGGCATCTGTCTGTTAGGGTTAAAAGGCTTCCAGCCACTTGATTGAACTTTCATTATTACCCAATCTAAGAAATTCCTCCAGTTGGGGCTATGCTCATATTTCACTATTACTATCCTCCAGAGAGGCTCAAAGAATTTTCTAGGAACCTTCCAACACCTAAAGAACTCATCCCGCATGTCCAATAGCCTATGCGTGTTGGGATGCACCACATTTTCGTGTGCCGGTTCGTCATAACGCTTGCCCAATGTGATGATGTCAAGCCATAGTGGTCTGTTTACCTCTTCAATGATGTAATCCCTCTTATCACTGTTAATTACGTGCTTCAGAAGCCTCACCATTTTATTGATGCTCTATGTTGAAAGTTATCTCGATGTCATCAGTAGCTGTTTGCGTATATGCCGTTCTGGTAACAAGCACGAAGTATAAAGACGTAGAGCCCGTAGCGCATTTATAGAATACGGGTAGTCCCCCAGAAGTAGAAGGACTTGCATGGGTCGTGGTCGCTATCGCTGCACCTCTAGCTATTGAAGTAGGTAGCAATATATCACGAATATGTTTTGACCTGTCTTCTTTGTGAGGATGCACATTAGGCCAATTATCAGTAAACTGCACACCTGTAAAAGCGGGTGTTGCATTGAACAGGATAATCTCATACTGAACTGCCTGATTTTCTGTCTCATTCACCAGGTCAATCCCCCAGATAGCCCCATACCCTCCAGTAGCACTAGCTGCACCAGCTATTTCCCATGCTGCTGCCGTAGTGCAACAATCATCATCGTTGACCATATCACCAGCAGCATAAGCACCGATTGAAGCATCAATAGCCTTAACCACCCTGACTTCGTGCATATCAGGCTGGACTTTACCTATACGGCTAGTGCCAGCTACCAACAATGCTTTTACTGCGTCTGACGTATCATCGGTAATTTCATCCCCAAGAGCAGTAACCAGCCTGAGCTTACCGATAACATTTGTGCCTGCTGCGATACTAAGTATATCTACATCACCTATATCTACTCCACTATTGGCTGCCAGTTTGCCGATAGCGTTAGTGCCGGCACCTAGTATAATTCTCCCCGAAGAATCTACCAGTATCGGGTATTCGTTTGACCCATCAGAACCGTAGGCTAACCTGCCTACTTGTAAACATTGACCTGTATTTCCTCTTGAAACCATTTTGCTTTCCTCCTACTTTTTTAATTTATTATCAGGCAAACGTAGTAGCTTGCCTTTGAGAATAAGGAATTGATTACTGCTTCTTTTTCTTGATTGGCCCGGTAGCCATTTCCCTGAGCTCTGCCTCTGACATTGAGCGCATCATGTTATAGGCATCTGTGCCAGGTGTCTTTGGCGCTTCACCCCGCTTCATGGCTAAGGCTACTCTTGCTGCTTTCTGTTGAGCTTTTGAGTAAGGCATTAGACCATCCCCTCCTTTAATACTTTATTCAGGGTTTCTTTTCTTTTACCCTGTGGCGCATTACGAGCTGTATTGACAATATTCTCTAAAGCCCTAGCTTTCTCAGGATTTCTCATAGATAGAGTTTTCTTTTTGCCGACTCTTTCTCTTTCTTTCTCAGTAGCAGCCAAGGCAGTATATTCGACTTCTTCTTTTTCCATGGCACCAAAGCTAGGGACATATACTGGTAGCCCACCAGTTTCCGAGCTTGGCACATATTTGCCCTGAGCACCAGAGCCAAGAGGTAGATTCTCTTTGTGAGTTACCTTGCCCATAGCTGGTCTGGACATTACCTTCTGGGATAGCTTACCGCATAAGGGGCATGGCTCCATATTGCCGTCATAGCTGTGTTTTAATTTCTCAAACCTACCATGTTCTCTACATGAGTATTCTAATATCGGAATTTTAATCACTCCTTTAAGACTAACTTTCTTTCGTAGTGTTGTCTTCGTAAATTATTTCTTGTATTATCTTTTCTCAAAGCGATTGAGTCTATAAGGTTAATAGCTTCAACTGCTTTTTCTCTCTTTGATAGTGAATGAATATAAGGCAAAATATATGTTAATAGACGTTTGGCTTCCAATTTCCTATTAACTTCAATAGTGGTACATTCTTTATAACGACTTTCAGTTCGTGGTTTAACCCTATCTGTATGAAATATGCCGAAATCATTTAGCAATTCCTTGCTATAATCTAAAATCCCTAAATCGGTATTAGTTATGGTTATCCTACATATGTGCCTTCCATTTACTGGTTTGCCTATTATTATTGAGCCTTCTCCATCAATAATCCCAGCTAGCCAAGCTAATTTACTTTTTTCTTTATGTATATATTTATGAGGCATTACTTCTTACCTTTCTTTTTCTTATGTGGCATCTTCCCCCCTTATGGTGCTTGATAGCCTGTCAAGATTCCATTTGTGAAAGTCAGGGTATGCCCGTCTATCGTTCTCGTTCCAGTCAAACCTGAAAAGCTATCAGCCTTACCAGCCAGAGCATCAACCAGCCCTGTTATTGCAGACATCAAGTGTTCATGCGAACTGATTGGTATATGAATATCAAAAGCACCAGTCGCAGGATTATATGCCTTTATCGCTCCAGTATTGGGGTTAAGCCAAATCCAATCCGACATATCTGCATCTGATTTAATGCTCCCAGATGGCGCAGATGTACTAACTATTAAAACTCCAATGTCTACTGTCATTTCATTCCCCCCTTGGAGGGGGAGGGGAACTCCCCTCCCCCTTAGCCGCTACGAAGGTTTCTTTACCTTTTCAGCCTCTATAGCCTCTTTCTTTTTCTCACTAGCTGTTTTCTTAGGCATTTTTACCTCCTTTATTCTATCTGTAGCCAGACAGTCTGGTCTCCAGCAGCATAGGTGCTACCAGTTCTCGGTATAAGCCAGCCTGCTATCTGCTGAGAGTTACCTGCGTTCCACGACTCGTCAGCCATAATCATGGCTCCATCAGTTCCCTGGAAGACGACAAGCCTATCATTACTAGCAGCACCAGGAACCGTGCTAGAAACGACACCGAATATCGGGCCTCTTGTCTTGCCCCAAGCATAGTATTCGGCAGTAACTGGTTGCATGGGCATACAGACAACACTCATTAAACCAGCACCAGCACTCAGGTGGCGGACATCATACCAAGGATTCGCAGTCAATGTCGCCCACTCAGTTCCAGCAATAGCATAACGTACTGGATGCCAGAGGGTAAGTGTAGTGTCGTCTGCCGCATTATATGTATTTGCCCTAATATGATACCAACGCCTATTAGCCGCGGCAGCGCCGACTATAAGTGTACCGTCTGCAAACTGGTCTTTGACAACGCTATCGTACACCGTTAGTGACGTAACATCAACGGTTAAGGCTCCAACAGCAGCAGCGGTTATAGAGGCATCCGATGGTTGCTGATAATTACCGCAGCCTAAAAGCGGATTGGTTATTGCTGCGCCAGCCCTAAAATATCGCCATAAACCACCCATCGGGTCCATAGCTAACTGCCCTATGTGGGCTTTAGCAGTAGCTGTTGGGGCAGCATAAAGAGCACTAAACGGGGCAACTCCCATAATTGGAAAACTCATTGTTTTCTCCTTTTGTTCGCAAGTAGACTGATTTTTACTCCACTGTTCATTTCCTTAGATTTGAACAGATTTGTAATCTACTTACTTACTTTTGATTGTGGGCTGTAGACATGTGTCTTGACAGCCCGATGTAAGAGTGAACTATCTTGTTGCATCCCTCCACTGGACAGGATATGTTCAGTACCTTGCCCTTTTTCTTGGCAGTTAATGATACATCCTCTGGCGTCTGGTGTTCGTACTCTTGACCTGGTTCCTCTCCTGGCGGCCAGAGTTTGAATCCCTTGCGTGCATAGTACATCATGTGCCACGCATCAGCCGGAAGCGGGGTTGTCGGAATCCAGATTCGCTCACTCTTTTGTTTGACTTCACCGAGGGCTATCCGCCTTTTTAGTTCTTTAGCGGTTTCGGGGACATTTGCTAATTCTTTTCCCGAAGATACCTCGATGAAAGTCACAAGATTGTGAGGTTTGTAATAGATTCGTGTTTCCTTCTTCCGACCGATATTGAAGGGGGTCTTGGGTAAGCCAACCCCAGGCATTACCTCAACTGGAGCTTCATCAGGATTCTGGGTATCTATCGGCATTGCTGTTTCTGTCGGAATTTGTGTCACTTTATTTTAACCTCCGTGATTATTTGACCTGTGCTATATTCGCTTATGAGCTTTCACTCATTGCAACGAGTTACGATGTAGGTACGTCACACTCAAATAGGAGATAGCGGCCATACCCATCGTCTTCCTCAACCATAGCGTAGTCCGCTACGATGCCGATTTCCCAGCCTCTCAGGGAATCATCGTAGACTATCCAGTTGTCTGGCTCCCAGCCTACCAGGTAGATGAAAGCACTCTTGGAGTAGACAGCACCGTAAGCAGTAGTAGTAGCAGAGGTAATCGCTATTGTACCGTCTGAGAAGATAGGCGCACCATAGAGTTTGTCCACGCCACGCCAATGCTTCATCAGGACATCCATCTGATAGTCGGGTGGAACATTGCTGGTAGAAGGCACTGATAAGGAATCAACCAAGTAGTTGAGATGATAAGGGTGAAGCACGACAGCATACGGTTCTGGTGCTGGTTCAGATTGACCTACCAGTTGGGTTATGGCAGCAGCTAGATAGCCAGGGCTACAGGTAGCAGCATCAGCGCCTAGCCCGCTACTGAAACCAGAGTAGAGGGTATTGCCATCCGTATTCATTTTCTTGCCCATAGCATTGCCGATAACCTTTCCGGCAGCACGGTAGGCATCCTCTTTAAGTTGTGCTCTGAGCTTCTTGGTAACGACCACCTTGCACCCAGCCTCATCGGTGGTGTGGGTAGTGCCAGAGATGCTCATGGTCTGG